GACACCGCCTACTACGTTATCGGCGCAGACCCCGCCTACGGTAGCTCAGACTGGGCAGACCGATTCTGTATTCAAGTATGTCGTTGCTACTCTGATGGCATGGAACAAGTTGCCGTTTTCGCGACGAGTGAAATGAACACCTACCAGTTTGCTTGGGTCATTGCCCACTTAGCCGGTGCCTACAAAAACTCAACGCTAAACCTTGAAATCAATGGTCCGGGTCAGGCGGTCTTGAATGAACTCAAGAACTTACGCCGTCAAGCCGCCGCTATGGCGGGTACTGTGGGCAAGCAACTCATGGATGTGTACGGCTCAATGTCAAACTACATCTGGAGACGCAACGACAACATGAGTGGACTCTCTGGTTCTATTGGCTGGGCAACCACACAAGCAACAAAAGAACGTATGCTTACCTATACCAAGGACTTGTTTGAACGCAGTATGCTAGACATCTACGACATGGATACCATTGAGGAGATGAAAACCATTACTCGCGAGGGTTCTAGCATTGAAGCCTCTGGTCGCAACAAGGATGATAGGGTCATAGCCCTAGCTCTTGGCGCCGCCGCATACGCAGAGCAAGTACAACCAAGGCTGATTGCCAACAAAATATCTAAATCAATCTCACGCGCACAAGAAGACAAAACGCCTGAGCAAATTGCAGTGGGCAGAAACGTCTCTGATTACTTAAAACGCATAGGAGTTTACGGTGGACCAACCACTCCCTAGACGTCAACTCATGGTTTTAATCCGCCGTTTCTTGAAAGACAAGAACCGCGGCATTAGTATTGCCCTCTTTGCTGACCTTTGCGGCATTAGCGTCTCCACTTTGCGCGATGTGTTTTTATACAACACTGAGCCACTAAGCGAATTTGTGCAACGCAGGGTTTGGAAAGGGTACAAAGCATGGGCAAAAGGCGAAGTTGCGGTCATGCAAAACCAAGACAACACCCGGTTTACCGAGTACAGACGCCATCCTAAGCCTATGGTCAAGCGCTCAATGGGATTAACTGTGGTAAATGGAGAGATAAAGGTTAAGGTAGGATTAGTAAACAAGGCAGATTACAGCCAACCGTCATTAAATGAGCAACTAGAAAGGGGAACCAAATGAGTGTTTTAAAGGATTACAAGTGCGAAACACACGGGTATTTTGAGGCTTGGGAGCCTAAATGCCCCATGAAACAGTGCAATGCCGAGGTTATGGTGGTCTTTTTACAGGCGCCGGGACTCAAATCCGACAAAACCAAGGCAACTGACGCCAACGCAAAACAGCTTGCACTGGACTTCAGCATGACAGACATCAAGACAACCCGTGAAGGCGACAATCAAGCCGGGTACTTTACCCGCAACAACGTGCCCCCACCCGCCGCTGTTCAAGAAGATAGACCCGGAAACGCCGCAATCTGGGGTGGACAAGGAGGACTCAACATGGGTAGCATCCTCAAGGGCAATATGTTCCGTTCCGTTGCCGGTGAAAAAGTCGGTTTAATGCCAAAAGAAGCCGGAAATTTGACAGGACCCACTACGGCAAGTTATATTCCAGACCATCAAAACCTCTCGATACCTAAAGATTCATCTTAAAAATGAGAATACCTTCAGACCCACTTCACAGAGAATGGTTTTACCGCGATTTGATTGCCAAATGCCAAGTCTCTTTGGAGGAGAGGAAGGCTGATTACTCGTCCCTACGGAGTTGGTTCCTCTTTGGCAACGGACCCAATGATGCACCGGCTCTGTTTAACAAAATATTTCCGCACGTTGACCAACTGACCTCGTTTCTCTACTCAGCAGAAACCACACGCTTTTCAATCAACGTCGGTGCAGGCGTTCACCGCAGTGAGCATTTAAAAATCCCTAAGCTCACCATGGGTCTTAACGATGAGTGGCTCAACTCCAACGCAGATCAAGTTTTTTCCTCAGCACTGAACTGGTCACTGGTTTACAACACCAGCTACATTAAACTGGTCATGAGAAACGGCATCCACCCTTACATGGTGGAACCAGCAACGATGGGTGTACTTAGAGAAGACGCGCCCTACACCGACCGTCAAGAAGCCATTGTTCAAACCTACTACATCACCAAGTCGGAACTCTACAACCGACTTTACTCGCATCCCAAACGTGAACAAATTGTCAAGCGCGTTTCAAGCGCTGTTCACACACGCTCTGAGGACATCCCCGACGGCGTTGAGCAAATTATCATGTCATCCACCAATCCGCAACTCTACGGAAATGTGGACATCAATCTCTCTGGCTACAACCGCTACAAAGCCCGTGTCAGTGAAGACACCGTCAAAATGTATGAGTTGTGGGTTTGGAACGACGAAACCCGTGACTATCAAATGGTCACCATTGCCGACCCGGATGTTGTTATTTATGACCGAAAAGGCGAAACTGTTTTCCTAAAAGGCGAACTCCCGTTTGTTCAGCTTTGTCCCAATCCTCAGTACGACTACTACTGGGGTCAATCTGAAGTACAGCGTCTTGTACAACTACAAGAACTCAGAAACTCCCGTATGGCGGAGATTCAAGATTTGCTCTCCAAGCAAGTCAATCCGCCAACCGCACTCTCTGGTTTTACCGGCATTTTGGATGAGAAAAACTTTGCACTAAACCGCGCCGGTGGTCTGCTCATGTCAGATATGCCAAACGCCAAAGTGGACCGTTTGTCACCCAATATGCCAAGCGAACTCTTTGAAGTCATCAAGGAAGTGGACGCTATGTTTGAAGAAGCGTCCGGCATCTCAGCCATTCTCTCCGGTCGCGGCGAACAAGGTGTACGCTCTGCTGGTCACGCCTCACAGCTTGCAAGACTGGGTTCCTCACGCGCCAAAAAACGCGCACTGGTGGTCGAAGACAGCTTGGAAAAAGTGGCAACGCTTTACCTCAAGCTCATGCAAGCCTACGACAAAACCCACTTGGAAGACGATGCGGGTAATCAGTTTATTGCCGAGCAATTCACCAAAGACTACACGGTCAAGGTGGACGCTCATTCCAATTCGCCCATCTTCACAGAAGACTTGCGTCAGTTGGCGTTTAACTTATTTAAGGCACAAGCCATTGACAAAGAATCCCTACTTGACTTACTTGAGCCACCCATGAAACAATTGCTCAAAGACAAGTTGAAAAAGCGCGAGGCTATGCAACAACAACAACCACAGCAAGCCCCAGCTCCTAAGGAAAAGAAAGCAGATTTGAAGGCGGTGCAGTAATGGCTACAAGAACATCTACACAACCCAGAGCAGATCAACCAAGGGTCAGCACAGAATCTTTGAAAGCGATGTCTAAACCGGCGTCGATTCAGTACAGGAATACAGGGACACCGAATCTCGGTACCCAACGCACCACTAGAAGTAGTGGACGCGAGACAGTTAGATTGTGAGAGTTTTTCTGAGAAGAAAAAAGGGGTGTGGCTTCCTTCCCCAACCAAAGGTCGCCGCCTTCAACCATGGAGAAGACTATGCGTAAAGCTCGTAAAGGTCGTAAGAGCCGCAAGTAATCTTGGGGGGCTTGCCCTCTAAGGTTATTTGGCTTGACCAAAACCAAGTTCCTTTTGGGGAGGCGGGAATTAAAATTTGCCTCCCTACTTGACATAGTGTTATAGTTCAGGTCAATTGAGTTAACTTTAACGATTGAGGCAATTTATGAGCGTCCCACCAGATAAGCTGATGGATTTAATTAAGTCGCAAAGAGGCGCCGGGGCAACGTCAGCTCCAGCAATTACGCCGCCTCCTAATGAACCCGGCAATATGTCGGATGCTGAGACGCCTCCAATGGCTTCTCCTATGTCAACACCTGAACCCAAGATGGGCAATCGTGAAGGCGCAATGGTCAATCTCTCCATGGCAATGGACTTGATTGAACAAGCACTGCCTAGCCTTGGCTCTGAATCCGATGAAGGACAAAAAGCGCTTGCCGCTATTCGTTCTCTCACCGCGGTTCTTGGTCCCAAGAAAAACAAAACCAAAGAACTTCAGCAGTCTGAAATTATTCAGATGCTACAAAATTTGCCCCAAGCTGGAGGCGCTACGCCAGAAGGTCGGGCAATGTCTCAAGCTCCCGCTGTT